GGTTTCTGGCTTTGCATCTGGCTTACTGTTGCTTGTGCTTGTGACATTTTTGTTCCCTCATGCAACTAAAGAAAGGCCATTTGGCCGCTTGGGCATCTGGTACCAGTCGGGCACCTCCGCCGGTCTACTCACAACGTCACGTGATCCGATCACGTGAATGCTTGCGAATTTTGTCAGGTCACATGGGTTCGCAATCTCAACGCCAATACGACGAAGGCGCGCGCGGTGTGTTCTGAGTGAACTGCCCTTTACGCTGAAGCAGTGACCGTGAAGCCATTGCAAATAAACGCTTGCGGTGGCGTTTGCGCTCTGGCGTGAATTGCATATGCCGAGCCTGATTAGACGATCTGCGACCGGCTCGGTCTGCGTGTGTGAAATCTGCAATTTGTTTTGCATGTTCAAAAACTCCGCGTGAATTGGCTGGAGGTGGTTTTCGTCGAATAAACCCCAAAATCTAAAGCCGGATCTGGCAAGCCATTCGCTTTTTAGATTCAGCTCATGGCGTGTAATTCCATTAGATCGGCAATACTCTATTAGTCGCTCTACTGTTGCGGCTTCCTGAGATTCTTTACCAAATAGCTTGGTAATGGCGGGCAGGAGGTGCTTTTTTAGCTCCGCCTCTTTGTTGTACACGATCGGCCTTATAAGCCTGTTATTGTTAGCAGCGGATCGCCACGTGACAGCGTTGGAATCGGTGAACAAGTACGGAATGGAGTTTCTGTATTGAATCGTAGAGAGCGCCCGGATAACCGTTTGCGCCATGCCTTCCCCATTGCACTGATTACTGGTGAGGTGAATTTCAGTGATAACCGCGCCGTCACTGATAATCCTGTACTTGCCCTGATGATCTGGTGCGCCTTGCCATGTCCGGCTGCAACGCGTGAACTCGGGCAAGCCGAGTTCACGTAAGACGGCGTTATACACGGCCACGCAATCACCGAGAGATTGGAAGCCGAACATATTATCGAGGCGATTGAAGCGGCTTGGGTTTCCGGAAACCTCTACCCTGTTTCCCCGGACGTGAACCCGGATACTGGTAGAATGACTTCCCTCAAATTGGCGGGGGGCCTGAGATTCGCGCTTTACTTCGCCGGTAATTGTGCACTGGATAAACCAGCGCTCTCCGGAGATGTTCGGCAACTCGCAATCGTGATCTTGATGGATTGCGAGCTTGTCGTAAAAGTAGGGTTTTGCGTCTTGCATCTGAACCCGCTCCATGCCGAATGGCTATGAATCGGGAGACTACAGGAGAGAAACGAAAAAGCAAAGGCGATTTTCGTTACACAGGTCACAAACAGAGGAAAGGCCGGAATAATCTGGAAGTCCAGACTAAAGTGGGGGTGTTACTGACACCCCCACCGCTGCGCGGGCAGAACCGCACGGAACAAGTCAGCGCTGGGGGCGCTTCCAGACAAGACCAAGCCGTTCACGAACAGCCACCAGCCGAACCAGATAGGCATCGAGCGTGGAAGGAGCACATTCCTTTCGCAGAAGGGACAAAAGGTGTTCCAGGCGTTGCTCCAATTCGGCCCGAGTCGGATTGCCGGCAAAGTAGTCGTCAATCACGTCAGTTTTTTTCTGTCGATGCTTGCGGACACGCTCAGCGCTGGTAAGAGCCTTGCCAGTGGACGGACGGCCCCGGCGTTTTGCGCCGAGTAAGTCCAGAGTTTGCTTGTCTTGATTGTCTTGCATGGGCTGACCTCCTCATTAATCGTTACAGTAACGATATATCAAGAAGGCGCGGAAGGAAAGTGGTTTCCGTTACAGTAACGAGAATTGCTGACGCGCTGCGCTTGTCGGCTAGGCACAGACCGAGCGGGAAACCCGCTCGGTCTGTGCCTAGCTTATCTGAAATGCAGCAGGAGGGTTTGACCTTCTCGGTCTACGAGGCGGAAAAGTCTTGGAGCGGGATAGCTGACCGATATGTTCTGAGCGATCAGGTGTTCGAGCGGCACTATTCGGTCGCCGTCTGTGATATCGACGCGAACGATACGCCCGCCAATGTAGGAATAACTATTGACGCGCCAGCCAAGATATTTTTGGACGCCGGGCGGCTCAACGGGTTGGATATTGACCGGCTCGGGTGGAGCTGCTTCGCTGACTGCTTGCTGTGCTGGCTGTTCGGATATCGCGATTGCATCGCCTGGCATCGTGAATAATGCAGCGCTTGCTGCTATCAAGAGAACGAACCCAGCCACGACGACATTGCGGTTTCTATTGATACGGCGAAAGCGCTCCCGGATTGCTTCGCGATCCGTGTCGGAAAAATAGCCAGACGGCAGAACGCAGTAAAGACCGTTTTTGGCTTTGCTGTTCTTCTCGGCTTGCGACATTTCCGCGTCAGCGTCTACCACGTCATCATCTGGCCCAGTGTGGAAAAGCTGTTCCGTGTCGTATGCCTGATAAAGATCGCTACCCCGATAGAACCACCGATCACAGACCATTTTCGTCGCCGTCATTCTTACTGTTGCAACGTGGAATTTTGGAAACATTTTAAACAGCAGCATGGTTTTCGAATTCTGACAAGTAACGAGGAATTGTGCGATATTCCCCCGCGCCTGCTTATCTACCATGCTGAAATCTTGAACGATAAAAGCCACATCCCAGCGGCGTTTACGCATGTGAATCATCCACTTGATTACTTCAAGACGGCCCTTGCTTGTGAAATCACGAGCGTTAAACCACGTCCCAAGCTCGTCCAGAAGAAGTAATCCATGCGTGCCATCGGCTTGACTGTCGGAGCCGAAGCCAATCGCCCGGAGGTGGTTTATTTCAGGGGCATCTGGCACGCGGATCACGCGAGAGGTTTTATTGTCAGCAGAACAGAGGTGTTCAAGATTCAAATTGACGTTGGTCGCAACTTTGCGGCCCTCTTGCAGATATTTCCTCACCATGTCCAAACCGGCAAGGGTCTTGCCGGAGCCGAGCGAACCAGTGATGAAAAAGACCTTAGCCACTTGTCAACATTCCGATGATCTGCATATGCCTGTCATAAACCCAACGGGCGACCATTGCCGTGACGATAACGCTAATACAGGCATTCAGATTAGTAGGGATAACGGCTTGACTGAATGCAACCACACCCGATGGCAAGGACGCCGCGAGAGTATCCGCAAGCGTTTCAAGTGCGAAGATTAAACCGGCAGTGAGTGAAATCATGACAACCACGGCAGATGCAACAATGCCGACTTTTGCGGTCATCTTTGCAGCCATGAAAGAAATCAAAGCCGTGAACCCGGCGGCGATAGCACCCACAACACCGAACGCGCCGGTTACTATTGGAAGTGGCATTTATTGCTCCCCTTTCTGTCCGACAGCAATACGGAACAGTGCGAAAATTGTCAGTGCATACAAGAACCATTCGGCCAACTGGCGAGCGATGGACAGGTCGCACGTGTCTATCGTGAAGATCATCCCGTATTCAGGGAGCAGAACATACTCAAAGGACTGACACGACCCGGAAGACGGGAAAAGACCACCAAGGCCGCTTATGGGCGCGAAAACGTCCCCATCGAAGGCAAACGCCCCGGAGCCATCCCCGACGGCCTGAAGGCCATCGGTAATGGCTTCGGCGGCGTCTTGCGCTGCCGCTTCGCCATCCACGAACGAAACTTCTTCAACGAGACTATCAGCGACAGACGCGCCGATTGCCGACACTGTTGAGCTGGCATCTGAACAGCCAAGACTATCGGGAGCGGCTTCGCAGCCGGGTGATGGCTCTGTATCGGGCGAGGTGGACGGAGGCGCAGGTATAAACGGCAACGGCACTGGCGCGAGGCTGGGGGGCGTCATAGGGTCGCCGCTTTTCCATTCGCTCTGATATGTCGTGTAATTGTTGGTGATACTGGTCGCAGTGCTGTTTATCGTGGTGTTATTTATTACCCGTTGGGTCGCGTACTCGTAAAAATAGTATTGGTTTACCGCTGGCAGAATCGCCTCGTATATCTCTTGTGTTGTGGGATCGCCTTGAGGCGGTTCGGAAGGCGGGACCGTGCAATAGTCCGCGGAGTCAGACGGATAAAACGTCCCCGCAATCACATTAGTTAACGAACCAGTCCAATCAATGTGAATCCTGTAATTATTACCAACGCACTCTATCTTATTAAAGATCGCCGGAACGCTCGGATATTGAGCGTTCGAACCAGCAATGACCAAATCAACACAAGCGCCCAGCTCAGAAGTAGTGTCGTCATAAGACGGCCCACCATAGTTAGCTTGACAATTCCCGGCATGCTGATATTCCGGTTCCTCTTCTACATTCGGCGGAATAGCACACGGCTCGACAAAGCCGGCATCAGCCAGTGCGCCACACGTGGCACCTTCCCACGGCGTCCCGATCAGGTCGGCGGCGAGGTCTACGACTTCGGCAGGCGTGAAGGTGTCCGCTTCTCTGGCGTACAGGTCGGCATACGATTCGGTCTGCGCGTAATAATCAAGTACGGCGACCGTTTCGGTTTTAGAGGGTGTTACAGATACGACTTGCAGAGGAATGAACGGCCCTTGTAGTCCAGGCGGTTGCGCTTGGGCGGGAAACTGCGCGGCCGAAGCCACGCAGAACACAATTACCCGTGTTTTTCTCAGCATTTCAGGCACCGGCCTTGCTGATCATCTTGTTACCGAGCTTCATGATCGCGAAGAATCCGCGAATTCCGCCCCAAAGGACGACAGCGGCCGCAAAGAGCAGCGCAGCATCAGCAGCCACATCGGTAAACAGGTCGGTCACTTCTGTGGGCAGTGCTGCATGGGAGGCGGACGCGCCAAAAGCCATGAGCAGTGCGAATGTGACGAGCGCAGACAAACGATTCCATGCGTTTTTTGCGTTTTGCATTTTTTACCCTCCAAGGGATTGATCGAAGAAATCTGAAGCGGCCCTTTCTGTTAGTCCCCATTTAAAACCAACAACGGAGACGATCAGAAGCGCTCCCCAGATTGCGACAAATTCAGGAACATCCATACAGACACCCCCGTTACTTCTGCTTGCCCGCCAATCGGCCAAGCCAGAAGACGATCAGCGAATACCCAACCAGATGCAGGAAAAACAAATCTGTTGAGGTCGCCACGAATTCCATTTACTCGATTACCGTCAAAGTGATATCCACCGGCAGAAATTCCTCACCGCCGCGAGTCTTCGCCATCGGCTTTCTGTAGCCACCGACTAAGCAGTTCGCTTTGATCATGTCGCCAACTACGCCGACCGTATGACGTGACCGCAGCTTGACATACGCGGGCGGCGTGAACTCATCCGGCGCAGGACAGACGAGCACAGTCTGCACCCCGGCGAAATTCTCCGAGCGCTCTACGCGCTCAACCCTTCCAGTGACGAACACCGCCAG